GATTTCTTTGATTATCTCAGCACTCAAGATAGATTTGAAGTCACTTGGAGTTGTTCCCCAAAACTTAGTGTCTCAGGAGAACCTTGGGAGACTGCTATTAAACCTGATGTTGCTAGTCAGTATAACAGTGTTAACGGTAGTGAACTTTATCTTAAGTTTGTTGTGGCTACTAATGATGACTTTGACGAAGTTAAAAGAGCTGTGGACGCTTACAGAGGTGCCGGGGTACAATGTCCAGTATATCTTATGCCAATGGGCGGACGCAGTGAAGAATACGCCCTCAACGTTAAAGACGTGGCAGAAGCGTGTATGGCAGAAGGATGGCGATTTACTCCCCGACTCCACATTAGCTTATTCGGAAATGCCTGGGGGACTTAATAAGGAAGACTTAGAAATCCTCCAAGGCAAGAAGATTACACAAGAGCAATACGATAAAATAAGGAAACAAATATAATGGGTTGGTGGAATAAACTAGTAAGAGCCGCAGGTATTAAAAAGAAAATTGAAGAACCTGTAGTTGAAAAGACTACAGAAGAACTTCGTCTCGAAGCACTTGAAGCAGAAAAACAAGAAGCTACTGAAGCAGGTGAAGCATGGGTTGCTGTACTAGACACACAAGTAAATCCTGAGAATATTAAGAACGGTTTCTTTGAGCTCGATTGGAATAATGAGTTTATTGAACAGTTGTTAGACGCAGGATATAGCGGCGAGTCACAAGAAGAAATAGTCGATGCCTGGTTTAAAACTATTGTAAGTCAAATGCTTGTAGACGAAGGTCAATACGCCGAACGCGGAATGGGGCACATTAACGTAGTGCCAATAGACAAAGGTAAGTCAGAAGTTAGTTGACAACCGTGTGTAAACATGTTATACTACATTTAAACTAACACAGTACAAGGCAATACAATGGCAACTTATATTCTAGTAGACACAATGAACACATTCTTTCGTGCAAGACATGCAGTTCGAGGTGATCTTGACACAAAGCTAGGCATGGCATTACATGCAACATTTAATAGTATTAAGAAAGCATGGAAAGACTTTGACGCAGATCATGTTGTGTTCTGCTTGGAGGGACGTAGCTGGCGCAAAGACTTTTATGAACCTTACAAGCGTAACAGACAAGTTACTCGTGACGCTATGACTCCTGCACAGCAAGAAGAAGACACTTTGTTCTTTGAAATCTTTGACGAGTTTAAAGAGTTTGTTACAGAACGCACTAACTGTACAGTTATGCGTCATCCGCAACTAGAGGCAGATGATTTGATTGCAGGTTGGGTGCAAGCACATCCCGATGATGATCACGTTATTGTTAGTACAGATGGTGACTTTGCACAACTTATTGCGTCTAACTGTAAGCAGTACAACGGAGTAAGTAATACTACTATTACAGTAGAAGGCTACTTTGATGACAAAGGCAAGCCCGTAATTGATAAAAAGACTAAAGAGCCTAAGCCTGCTCCGCAGCCTGACTTTATGTTGTTTGAAAAGTGTATGCGTGGCGATACAAGCGATAACGTGTTTAGTGCTTATCCAGGTGTGCGTAAGAAAGGTACTAAGAACAAGGTAGGCCTTATTGAAGCATTTGAAGATAAACGTACAAAAGGATACAATTGGAATAACATGATGCTACAGCGTTGGACTGATCATAACGGCGACGAGCATCGTGTACTAGATGACTATAATCGCAATGTTGTGCTGTGTGACTTGACAGCACAACCTGAAGACATTCGAGAGATAATTAATAACACTATTGCAGAAGTTGAACCTAAGGACGTTACACAAGTTGGTATGCGTCTTATGAAGTTTTGTGCTAAATGGGATCTACAGCGCATTGCAGATCAGGCACAATATTTTGCAGAAGCATTACAAGCGAGGTACCCTAAATGACAGTAAAAGCTAAAGAAGTATTAAATGGTAAATTTTGGATTGTTGAAAAAGATAATCAACGAGTAGGCACCTTATCCTTTAACGACGACCAATACATGCTAAGTGATTCTTCCGGAACACATTTTTACAATAAGAATCAACTAAGTAGAAAATTTGGTAAAAGTTTAGCCTGGGAAAAGTTAGAAATAAAAGAATCTTACATTAAAGAAATTCACGGTTATCCTACTAGCTGTAAACCATTTAATGATATGTATGACATAAAACAAAAGTTGCCGTTGTTTACTAAAAGTGCTAAATCAAAAAGTTTGTATTGTGCCGGATACTATATTATTCGATTTGACAAAGGATGGGTTAAATCGTTTTGTCCTAAATTAATTACTATAGAACGTTATGAATCAAAAGGTCCGTTTAAGTCCGAAATAGAAATGAAACAGGAGTTATCAAAAGCAAATGCAAAGTGAACCAATTAATACTATTCCTTTACAACAATTTTTGCAGCAAGTAAAGTCAGCAGATGCAAGTAATTCTAAAGAAGTAAAACTAGATATTCAAAATGCAAAACGAATAGCATTTACGCTGGGCGAAGTATTAGCTCGGTTAAATGGTGATCTAGAAGACTTGCTAATTAGATCTTCGTCTAGGAACGAAGATAATATTATTGTACAGTTAGGAAGTACAGAAAGCGACTGGAAGTAAATGTCTATTGTAGGGTTTACGCGAATCGGCAATTCCTATATCTTTTATTGTTTAGTGGTTAAAGGTGCTCGTTGTTATCAAGTACCTTTAACTTTTCCTTTTTATCATTTAATTTATTTTTTATGGAAAATAAAAGTGAGGCGCAGGTTAATTAAACTACGTAGTTTATAAATAAAAAAGATAAATATATGCGTATATAATTAAGGAATTACGCATATGAGTAGACCTAAACCTAACGTACTTTTAGAACACGTAGATAAAAAAACATATAGAGCAGAACAAGTATTGCATGCAGATGCTATTTGGGCTGTTTTCTATAAAGATAAACCGTTTAATCTTAAAAGTTCTAATATGCTAACTAGTTACCCTGGGCCTAAATATAAAAAAGTGTCATTTTCTAATCCTGGCCACGCAATTAATCTAGCCAAAAAACTAAACGACCTATTTTCCTGTAACGACTTCGAAGTACGAATGTTAACTATGGGAGAGGTTGTTCCTTTAGATTGATGAACTGGAAAGAAATATACACTAAGATTTTCTTAAAACAATTAGATAAATCTGTTAATGATGTAACTCTAAAAGAGTATATGCCTGTATGGTGGCAAAACACTAGAGTCAAAGAACAAGGCGGACTGCGGCTTACAGACGAAGGGATTAGAGTTGTTATAGAAGATCTGCAGATATCAACATATGATGTTCCGTATCCTGTTGATTTTTCTTTAACTACACAATCTATTTTATTTTTAGACAAATTTATCGATTGTCCGTATTATATGGGAAGCCGAGGCATCACAGTACTTGATGAGAAAAAGGCGCTCGAGTTGCATCTTTTCTCTGGAGACATTCGAAAGTACGGACTAACCAAAGCAATGAAAAGACAGAACGAGGATGAGGATTGATCTACACGGACTGCACATACACAATGCATGGCAGCACTTTAATCAAGCAATAACAGAAGCATATCTTAACGGTGCTAAAAAAGTTCATGTTATAACTGGACAAGGTGCAATGATGCGTGAAGTTGCAGTTTGGGCATCTAATCATCCGAATATCCGAGACTGTGTTCAAAATCTTAAAAACCCAGGAAGTTTTTCTATAAAACTCAAAAAAAGAGGTTGACATTTTCTGTAGATATGTTATTATATATGTATAGTAACAAAGCACACAGAGGGAATATACTATGGATACCGCAACACGCACTGTTAGCCCAAATGCAGCAAAAAACAGCATTCGTCATGCTATGTCTAAAAAACGTCCTATTTTCATGTGGGGACCTCCAGGAATTGGTAAGTCGGACATTATTAAACAAATTACAAATGGATTTACTAAATCACATCTAATTGACATTCGTTTGAGTCTTTGGGAACCTACAGACATTAAAGGTATTCCTTACTTTGACAGCAACAGTGGTACAATGGTTTGGGGTGCTCCTAGCGAACTTCCAAGCGAAGAGTTTGCGGCACAATANGACAACATTGTATTGTTCCTAGACGAAATGAACNNNGCGGCGCCNNNTGTACAAGCGGCAGCATANCANNTNATTCTTAACCGTAGAGTAGGTACTTACAAGCTGCCAGACAATGTAATGATTGTTGCGGCTGGTAACAGAGAAGCTGACAAAGGTGTTACATATCGTATGCCTGCTCCGTTGGCTAACCGCTTTATCCACATCGAACTTGCAGTATCTTTTGATGATTGGTTTACTTGGGCTGTTAGCAATAAAATACACCAAGACGTAGTAGGCTACCTACAGTTTGCTAAACAGGATCTATACGACTTTGATCCACGTAGCGCAAGCCGTTCGTTTGCTACACCTCGTTCGTGGTCATTTGTAAGCGAGTTGTTAGAAGACGACATCGACGACAATACTACTACCGACTTGGTAGC